TGGTGTAAGTTGAATAGTTGGATTGCTGGTAACAATGCCTTCCGAGATTGTGCCACCCTTGGGCAATGTTACAGTTCCTGTTGATTGTAATACTAATTCGTTGCTGTTGCTGACTAGTCTATCATCGGCACCAACGACGGCACTGTATACGGTGCCTATTAAGAAATCAATACCAGTAGGGTCCATACTCGCACCTTCAATGACAGTGATGTCACCGATGAAGTCTGAATCAGTTTTGTCAGCATCAATCACTGTGATGTCGCTGGCGTCATCAAAGAATGTGCCGCTAAAGTTGGACGCAACAAAGTCCCATTCGCCCACAGAGAATGCGGTGCCGTCTGCGCTGACCTGAGCAACTGAAGCAGAAAATGTAGTACTGACAAAATCTCCGTAGCCGCCACTCAGTGCCACATAGTCATCTTTGACTGCTAGATTGCTGGCACCTGCTTGAAAAAATGCGCCAGTAAAACTCCAAGTCGATGAATTTTCCAACAAGCGTTGCCATAACACCGTGCCGTTTGTACTGTACTTGGCCAATACTGAGTGGGTGTCTGCGTAAGGTACCCCGTTTTCGTCGGGATTCTCAATGCCAGTAAAGCCTGATAGATATAGGCAATTATCTGCCCCAACCACAATGCTGGCGCCAAATGTGTCACAGTTGCCTGTTACTCGTCTGCTCCACTGTTTAACACCACTACTGTTGAGTTTAACAATGCTTAACGCAACTCCGTTCTCGTTAGTTTTGTTGTATTGCCCTGTTACATAGATGTTGCCCGCACTGTCAATGTCGCAGTCTGCTCCGTTACAATCGTATCCATCGTCAAACTGTATAGCCTTCCGCCACTGTATTGCTCCTGCGCTGTTGTACTTGATAACCAACATGCGGTCGCTGTAGTCAACATCTACTTCGTTTAAAGTCCAAGTGCCATCTGCGCCAAAGTCCACTTCAGATTCTGCTACTATAATTCTGTAGGTTGTGGTCTGTTGGGCGCCTGAGAAACTATTAAATGTTGTGACAGCACCGTTTTCTGTGACTGAAACAGTTGCGGTTAAATCATTAGCAGGGCTGGTACCACCTAACTGTGTTCCAGGAATTACTACAACATCTCCAGTAACATAGTTCGCGCCCACGCTTTGGAACGTATAAGCGTGTTCTGTATAGGTGCTGCCACTATCAAGGCTTAGGGTGAATACCAATCCTGAACCAGTTTGATAGTTGGTGCCTGTGACTCCATTGTAGGTATTTGGCGTTCCTGCGCCGCCAGGAAAACCACCTGCCAACACGGCGTTAATTGAACCGCTATCAACTCCTGTGACAGTAAGAATAATATCTGAGTTAAGATCTGCTCCACCGATTGCGGTATATGGTATTTTGATCTTGTGTCCTACTAGATAGTTTGAGCCACCGTTGGCAACAATCACAGGGTTAGCAACCGTGCCGTCACCTGCGATTGTTATGTTAAATGTAGCACCCGTACCTTCTTGAACTGTGCCAGTCAAGGCTGAATAACTGTTGATAAATGTTACATCTGCGTATTCTGAGATGCCACTGCCCGCCACTTTCCAATTGGTAGTAAATGTCCCAGAACCGGTTAAATCACTTCTGTTGATGACCAGTACTTCTAGACCGCTGCCGGTTTGCGTGGTTACTGGATATGATTCTACAAGACTAGTAATTCGATCTACATAGCCCACAGTTACTACTTCACCGTTAGGGCCAACACCCATACCGTATGCGTAGTCAGAGCCTTGGCCGTCAAATTTTCTACTCCAAATTACGGAACCGTCAGTGCTGTCAACTTTGGTCGTTGCGATATAATTGTCGTTGCCATTTTCAAAATAACTGACCATAACAGGATTACCGTCGCTGGCCACATCTACAACTGGGCTTTGGCCATTCACAATGGATGAATCTATGCCAGTGACTCGATAAATCTTGCTCCACTGAAAAGCACCATCAGTCAAATCAATCTTGGTCAACATGGCATCAGAATCTTGTGATTCATTGTCAGTACGGTTACTGCCTGCTATGTAAACGCTACCGTCATTACTGTCTACTGCTAGGCCCCATCCGTCTGTGTAGGTGCCTGCGCCAAGTCTTTTTTGCCATAGGATTGTGCCTGTGGTGGAGATCTTGGCCACTGAGAAATAACTGCCTGTACCGCCAAAAGGAGAATTGTAGTCTAGTGCGTGACTAAACAAACAGATGAGATTACCTTCAACATCATACTCCACGCTCATCGCGGCCGCAACCACATCGTCCGGCGCACCTTCTACAGATTCAAATGTCTGTACCCAAACATTTTGATCACCTGAGGTGTCAGTGTAGGCTGTGGTTTGTATGCTACCATCTGGGAATGTTACTGAGCCGTCGGCGTTTAATGTAAATTCTTGAGTGCCATTGATTAATTTATTTGTAGTAGTAGTACCATACGAGTCAATGTCGTTGATGTATCCGCCTGCCTCGCCTTCGCCAACTGTGAGCGAATCTGTTTCGGTCCAAGTTGCTCCACCATCAGTTGAGATGAAGAATTCTTCATCGTCGTTGCCCGCATAGAATACGCCATTGCTGTAGTGTAGGGCATCAATGTATTGTCCGTGACTCCAAGTCAGCGTACCAGTGTTGGTATTAACTGGCCAATATGTGGTAGTATCCCACGGTGTGGTTAATGCTTGATCCGTGTATAACTCGTGTGTATAAGGAGTTCCCTCGCCAATTCGTTTAATATAATATGTGCCATTATAACTTTGATTAGTGGTTCCTGGCTCGCCTTGTTGAGTAGTCACTCCTGTGATAACAATCTTTTGGCCGTCGTCTTTACGGTTGCGAGTTCCAGTCCATTCGATCGTTGTAGTTGTTCCGCGAATAATATCACTGATACTGGATGTGTAAGGTTTAGGAATCACTACAGTTGGTTGGACTTCTTGTGCTGGCCAATACATGATTTGACCATCACCGGTGCCTATGACAATAGTTGATACACCGTCGTAGTCGCCTACAACTATTTCTGATGGATCTTCTGGCTCGTATCCTAGAGCCGCTTCAAATACAGGATCTAAATCATCGACCTCAAAGTACGGAAACGATCCTACTCTAGGATCTTCGTTTGCGTTGAACCGCCAATCTTCATCATCGTCAAATACATGCCATCCTCTAAGACCTTCGGCGGCTGTTTCTACCCAAACCACTTCCTCCCAATCAGATTCTGCCTGCTCAACATTGGTTGTAGCGTCTAGAGCGTCTGTGATGTTTTCAAGGAAGAATCCGCCTAGAGTAGAGCTGTCTGATATAATGAAAAATCCTAGATCGTTTTCAGCAATGTCTACGAACGCGGCATCGCCAGTAAAGCCAAGTTCTGCTATGAATCCTTCAGAGACATATGAACGAGTCCAAGTTATACCATCACTACTGTGTAGTAATACGGGAAAGTTATTGCCTTCGGCCACATAACCAACTGCTACATATTTTCCAATACTGCTGAAATATTTTACTTCACTGTAATTTTCTTCTACATTTTCAGCGGGTGCTACTTCTGTAGGAGCGGAGTTATAAGCGGAGGCATACCACAGTGATTGGCCAGCATCACTGCTGTTATTCGCAATATAAACAATATTGGTAGGACCAACGGCCACTCGATCAATGTCATCCATTGTGCTGGTATATGGAGCCCAGTTTTCACCGTCTGCGGAACCATAGACTGTACCATTGACGTTTACAGCAACATATCTTTTCGATGTATTTCCGCTGGTTTGTCCAGTGTAGGCTGTGGTCTGTATGCTACCATCTGGGAATGTCAGTACGCCGTCCTCACCAAAAGTCCAAACTTGTGTTGTGCTGTCTGTAAGATTGACGCTGATAGTAACAGCATCTTCGCTGGCTAGGTTAGTAACAGTACTGCCAATTTCACTAGTTGCGTCTGAATCTTCTGGATCTTCTTCTTCGTTTTCTTCACCAGGATTAATAACTTTAGTAGCAACGAACTTTCCGTTAACGTTGGTAAGTTTAATGTTGTCCAAGTAGATGCTACCGCCTGCGGTATAAACGTGACGCCATTGATTAGTTGGACTACCTAGATCGTAGGTATTATCTGCGGCTGGAATAACGCTTGTACTGGGATCATAAATGCTGGCAAGTCCGGTCCAGGTAGACGAACCATCACCAATTTTTAAAATATTGTTGGTAATATCGTAACCAGGCTCTCCTGATGCTAGGACTGGATCTTCTGACGCCCAGTTAGCCGCTGTGTCTCTTCTTAATTTAATCTGCGTTGCCATTGTTAATCCTCTTAATATGTGGTTGCGGCATCACCGCCGTCGATTGTAATTGTCAAATTCAACTTATTATCCGCGTCTTCGTATGTGGCTGTGACACCGCTGTGGGTGCCGTTGGTAAACATCAGTGCCGCATAATCCTGCGCTAATTCCTGTAATTCAGCCGCAGAACCCTGCCCTGCAAGTATGTATAATTCGTCAAAATTTTGATTGGTTTTGTTGAAGGCATCGCGCACTGTGTCGCCGTCTTTGGCGTTTAGTGCAGTACCTATGTTGATTGTTTGTTTGGCCATGTTTTTATTCCAATAAGCTCGCTTGTAGTATTTATTGTATCGATAAATATATTACTATGCCAAGATTAAGCCTTTACAAACCCGAGAAATCGCAGGATTACAAGTTCTTTGACCGCACTGTCTACGAGATGTTTCAAGTGGGCGGAGTGGATGTGTTCGTACACAAGTATACAGGCACAGACGATGGTGCTGTGGTCAAAGATCATACACAGATTCAAGATTTATTATTCCTAGAAAACCGCGACAGACGTTACAGCGATGATATCTACACCCTACGGGGTCATTATCAAGTGGCGGACATTGACTTTAACTTGAGTCAATTCGGCTTGTTCCTCAGCAACGACACGATTTTCATGACAATTCACATCAATAACAGTGTGGATTTGCTAGGCCGAAAGATCATGGCGGGAGATGTGATTGAATTGCCCAACTTGAAAGACGAGCATGCCATGAACGATTATGCCACTGCTCTAAAACGCTTTTACGTAGTTGAGGAAGTTAACCGTGCCGCAGAGGGATTTTCAGCAACTTGGTATCCACACTTGTATCGTGTGAAATTAAAGAGCATAGTGGACAGCCAAGAATACAAAGACCTGTTGGATCGTCCCACAGAATCAGACAATTATGCCGGTGAGTGGAGTGCTAACATGAACTACTATCCTGGACAGGTTGTGAAATACAGGGGCACACTGTACGAAGTCACACAAGAAATTGTGGGCAACATTCCAGGATTAACTGACACCACAGTTGAACCCACAGTAACAGATGCATGGCAAGATTATTTCACAGTCAGCACCACAGATACTCTCAGAGATTTGATGAGTACCTACGAAAAAGAACTGGCCATTAATAATGCAGTCATAGCCGAAGCCGAAGCAGACGCTAAAAAGAGCGGATATGATACCAGTCATTACTACACTGTCAAAGTCGATGAAAATACCGGTACTGTTGATTTGACATTGGTCACATCCGATATGAATGTGTCTGTGGATACTAACATTACTGGCAGTGAGTTGCCGTTAAAAGAAGGCTATACAGGATATTTGATGGGAGATGGTATTGCTCCCAACGGTCCTATAGTGGACACCACAGACATTACCATACCAGAAGGACAGGTCAATGCACAATTTGGATTTGGTATACAATTCCCCAACGGTGCTACCCGCGGAGATGTATTCCTTAGAACAGATTTTATGCCCAATCGAATGTTTAGATTCGATGGTCGCCGATGGATCAAGCAAGAAGACAATGTGCGTATGACCATGAGCAACAGTGATGACACACGTCAAACTCAGCGTACTGGATTTGTCAACAACACAGAAAAATCAGGTATTAATCAACTGGCCAACGATGTTATCTACATTGACTTGCTGGGCGATCCTATCTGGGAAAGCGGCAGTATCACACAAGATTTACAAATTACCACTACATCGGTGTTTATTCTAACCAATGTGCCTTATAATAAAAACTATCTTGTTGAAGTATGGATCGACGAAAACAGTAAGGCTACAAAAATTACAACGTCAGATGTCAGTGGCTCTCTAGCAGTCACAATCGGACATCCCGTACAAGACAACAGTGTAATTAGATACAGTGTCTATGACAAAGTAGTAGCACAAAGACAGAGCTTGAGTAAAGCTCTTAGACCACAGGCGGACAACTAATGCAATGGTTTTATGACGGCCAAATAAGGCGATATATCGGACAGGTAATCCGTATGTTAAGCGGATTCAAATACCAAGCCGGTGACGGCAAACAAACTACAGTTCCTGTAATCTACGGAGACATGACCCGTCAAGTTGGTCAAATTATCAAAGACAACAGTGAAAACAAATTGTCCAGTGCGCCACGCATTGCAGTCTATATCACAGGCTTGGCCATGGATAAAACACGATTGGGCGACAGCACTTATGTCAGTAAAGTACATATTCGCGAAAGAGAATACAACGATGTCACCGGAGAGTACACAGCCAAGCAGGGTAACAACTATACAGTTGAACGATTAATGCCCACTCCATATAAACTTACTATTAAAGCAGATATATGGACCACAAACACAGACATGAAACTGCAAATCATGGAGCAGATCCTAATGTTGTTTAACCCCAGTTTGGAAATTCAGACCACAGATAACTTTTTAGACTGGACCAGTTTGAGTGTTGTGGAGTTAACAGACATCACATTCAGTTCACGCAGTATTCCCGTGGGTGCGGAAACAGAAATAGATGTAGGATCCTTGTCATTTGAAACACCTATCTGGATCAGTGCGCCCACTAAGGTTAAGAAATTGGGCGTAGTAACAGATGTGTTGATGAATATTTTTGATGCTAGCGGTAATTTAACTCCAGATTTTGTGTCTAACAAGCCTGCGGCTGTGGAATTTAATAACGTTTCAGGCTATGGATTGTTGGTGTACAACAACAAGTTGAGTCTGTTGAAAGGACAAGAACCCATCGTCGAAGACGATGCCGCAGATTCTGTGTTTACCAAAATAGGTGCCGACATCAGTTGGGATTTTATATTTGAACAATATCCAGGCAAGTTCCGCACAGGTGTTAGTCAAGTGTTTTTAATACAAGACAGCGGAAATCAAATAGTTGGCACACTCAGTGAAGATCAGGACAACAGCACAATACTGCACGTGAACTGGGATCAAGACACATTCCCCACAAACACCCTGATTGCCAATGTTAATAATTCTGTACTAAGAGGCACAGTAGATGCCATTGTGGATCCTACTAGATTTAATCCTCGTCCAAGATTGACTGGCGGAACGTTAGACTGGCCAGATGTTACCAATGGTCCTATAAGATATATTATTTTAGAAGGTATCGGCGACGAAATTAACGAAGACGGGCCAGACGGATGGAAGAATCGCGATGGCACAGACTTCATTGCATCAGCAAACAGTATTATAGAGTGGGCTGGTAACCGCTGGGAAGTTGTGTTAGATCCCACAGATCCTGATTTAGTAGACACTCCCGTTTATAGTACTAATCTTAGAACTGGTATACAGTACAAATTCTCCGACGGTGCATGGACTAAATCATTCGAAGGCGAATATCGAAAAGGGCACTGGCGCTTAATATTCTAAACTAAGTAAGTGCATGAAAGATCAGATAGTCTGTTCCGGTGCACTTTTTTACGCCAAATCAACCAAACGTTTTCTACTGCTACAAAAAGCAGAAGGCAAACATGCCAACACTTGGGGTCTAGTGGGCGGCACCAACAACGAAGGTGAAACTGCTTGGCAGGGTCTTCAGCGTGAAATCCAAGAAGAAATTGGCACTGTTCCAAATATTCTAAAAACTATTCCCATAGAAACATTTGTCAGCAACGACAGCGTTTTTAACTTTCACACCTATCTTTGTGTAGTAGACACAGAGTTCATTCCCACTCTAAGTAAAGAACACGGCGGATGGGCCTGGGCCACAGTAGACTGCGCACCCAAGCCACTACATCAGGGATTACGCAGTAGTTTCGCCAACAAAACTATTCGCACAAAACTACAGACTATTTTTGATATTGTGGATTTAATTTAAAATGATTAAAAAATCTGAGTGTTGGATATTTCCAACCATTATAAATGTTTATAATCTATTAGGGGATGTTGATCTAGAAGAAATAAACGAAAAAATTGAAGAAACTGAACTAGTTAACACCTATCACAAGTTGTTTAATGGCAAGGGCTTAAGAAGCAATTCTTCTCAGTTTTTGGATTCAAACACAACTCTAAAGAGTGCCATTCAAGAATGTGTGGATCTTTATGCTGATCAACTGGGTCTATATCCCTGTAAACTAACCTATAGTTGGTGTAACATATATCGAGACGGCAGTACAATAAAGCCCCATCGACATGAACTCAGTTTGGTAAGTGGAGTATTTTATAGTAAAACCGATGACGATTCAGGCGAGCTAGTATTTGATAATCCATGTCAGCCTTTTAAGGTCAATGAAATTTCTACAAGATTAACTGAATATAATAGACAAGCATTTAACTTTAAAATTTCACCTGGGGATTTAATATTATTTCCCAGTTGGATTATGCATTATACTGAAAATAATTTTTCTAATCAACGATATGTGGTTAGTTTTGATACAGGATTAAAACAATGAGCTGGTTTATAAAAGATTTTAATTATACAAACGAACCGTTTGCATACGCATTGGATGTTCTTACAGATGAAGAAATAAAATTAGTAGAACTGCTGGCCAGTAAGAGTACTATGCAAGGCGACGGTACTTTAGAAGCCGGTATTTCTGACGAGGACATTCGTAAAAATAAAATTTCATGGCTTGAAGTCAATGAAGAATCCAAAGATCTTTATATGAAAATATCAAATATTGTTCAGCATCTAAATGAAAGATTTTACAAATACGATTTAACAGAAATGGAAGACTTACAGTATGCGGAATATCACTCGGACACACGAGGGCATTACACAACACACAGCGACGACGGGTATAAGTATAATCTTTTTAGAAAATTAAGTCTAAGTATTCAACTGTCCGATGAATCAGAGTACCAAGGGGGCGAATTGGTGTTCCATAGATTTTCAATAACGAATCCAGAAGTTGCTCCTAAAACCAAAGGAACACTGATTCTTTTCCCCAGTTACGTACTGCACGAAGTAACACCAGTTACCGCAGGTGTAAGAAAAAGTTTAGTTTCATGGGTAGTGGGTCCGAGATTCAAATGACACATTATATTGATTCATTGTTTCCAACATTGGTATACTATTCAGACCTTAACTGTATGGATAAACTCGCTGATTATGAACGCACAGTCTTTGAAATTTTTAAAGATATCAAACAAGATCCTCATCCGTTCGGAGAAAGCAGTCTAAGTACTTCTTTTTGGCACGGCGAATATGGTCATTTATATAAAGATAACAAATTTTCTGAGTTGTGTTCAACTATACTCGAACAGGCTGTGTTGTTCTGCGAAGTGTTAGGGTATCCTTCTTTAAAAGAAAACCAGTTAGTGTTTACAAATATGTGGGCCAACCTGATCGGACCCCACGATTACCACGCTCAACATATTCATAGTACTATTGGGCGAGCAGCCATCAGTGGCGTGTTTTATGTAGATTCGCCACCAGGAGCACAAATAAGTTTTGGTTCCCCGTATAGAGATTCGTACGAACCAGTTAAACCGTGGGTCAATAATCCAGCAAACTATTCTAAAATATCCTACGATTGTGTTCCTGGAAGAATGGTTATGTTTAAATCTAATGTTTACCACGGGTACGATAGTCATCAACAGGAAAAAAACAAAATAAGTATTCCATTTAACTTGTCAATAGAAGCCCATGCCAGTTGAATATTTTTTTCCCACTCCTATATACTATTCTTTTGTAAAGAATTTAGAATCAATTCATCACGAAGTTGATTCTCATCTTGCTTTGATTAAAGAAACTGAATTGGCAAATCCATGGGGAGATACTGTACAAACAACATTTAAGTATGGGGGGCAGTATAATCAAGTATTAGATAGCACACCTACTTTGCTGTCAGAAATCAAAGAGCATTGTCAAATCTTTTTAACAACGATCAAACACCAAGTTGACAGTATTGATATTAAACAATCATGGTGCAACATTTCAAACAAAGATTCATTTCAGCATTTTCACATACACGGAGATATGGATTTGTCAGGAGTGTACTATCATCAAACTACAAGCCATGACGGGGATATTGTTTTTAGAAATCCATCGCTGGCAAATAGATTTCATAAACTAACATACAATATTGACAATTCTGTCAATTATAAACCAGAGGTAGGTAAAATTTTATTATTTCCTAGTTTTTTAGAACATGCTGTATTTCATAATAATTCAGACGATAAACGAATCAGCATATCATTTAATGTAACTGTAAATTTAAAATGAAAGAAAGTTATAAAATTTTACGAAACTTCTTTGAAAAAGAAAAATGTTTGTCGATGACCTTTAAACTCGACGACCTATTACAGCGAGGAATTTATAGAAATCCCGATCCGTTGTGTACGCTGAGTCCTGCGTTCTACGGAATATTCAATGACGAGTTAGTAGAAATTCAAAAGCGTATTGAAACAGCAGTAGGAGAAGAATTATATCCATGTTATTCATATGCTAGAATATATCAAGAAAACGATATCCTTCCGCCGCACACTGACCGTCCAAGTTGTGAAATCAGTCTTACACTGACTTTGAATTATGAAAAGTATATTTGGCCGTTTTGGCTAGTGGATCAGGGACAAGTTACAAGTATTGACTTAGACATAGGAGATGTGTTATTATATAAAGGCACGGAAGTCATGCACTTTAGACATCCCATGCAAGGACAACGGTTTCAATATCAAGTATTTTTTCACTATGTTAAAACACAGGGCAATTACACAAATTACAAATACGACTTGGATACAAAATTACTGTCAAATTTAGAATCAGAACAACAGAATTTTCCCGAATGGTCTGATCAAAACCTTAAAAATTTGTCAGAACAGGTCATAAATAGAGACGATAAGGATACAAATTAACATGGATAAAAGACCATCTGAAATATTTTATTTAGAAAACGTACTAAGACCAGATACGTTTAATAATATTGCGGTTGAATTAAAAAAACCAATCTGGCAATATGGCAGAGTTACCAATCCTGATGCGTGGGATGAAGATACCACAGTTTTTTGGCAAGCCGATTTAACTCTGAATCACATAGTGGGAGAACAGGCATTTTATGAGATCATCGATAAACTAAACGAAACCGACTCTGCTACTCAAAATTATCAATTTAAACTGTATAGTGCTATTGCCGGTGGCAAGACATTTGGGTTAGACGGCGGAATTCATACTGATAAGGATGTAGAGTTCAACGACATGGGCGACGGATTTATGACCTTTTGTTTTTTCCCTAATCAAGAATGGAATCCAGAATGGGGCGGTGAGTTTCAGTTCTTTGATCAGGAAGGAAATATAATTGCAACATACTATCCCAAGCCAAATACATGTTTAGTATTTGACAGTAATATCCCGCACAGGGGTCTTGCACCCAATAGGGATTGTAAAAAACTGAGAATGTACCTTTCTTTCAAAACATTTGTAAGTAAAAAATGGTACTTGGATAATCCAAATTCTAAGTATTTGGATCAGCGTAACAATGATTATTAATTTATTTTCTTTACCAATATATAAAGTTAATATTTTAGATCAAATTGATGCTGGTAATCTTGAACAAAAGTTACAGTCTGAATTTGCTCGGTGCCCTCCCAACACGAGTGATCTAGAAAAAAATGGAGGAGTGAGTACTTATAATACTAATTGTAATTTACATCTGGAAGAATATGCAAAAACAATATCAAATATTGTTTTACAGCATGCCAAATTATATTGGAAAATACTAGATGTTGATACTAGATTAGAACCTAGGATCGATCAATGTTGGTCAAATGTACATTATAATAACAGTATTACTATAGAACATTCTCATAGTTTATATCCCATTGTTGCTACCTTGTATGTAAAATCTGAAAAAAATTCAGGAAATTTAGTATTAATAAATCCAATGGAGTATAGTTTAACTCATATTCCTTATGGAGTTCCTATTGAAAATAAAACAGAAACCTCTATTAACGTTGCTACGGGAGATTTAGTGCTGTTCCCAGGATGGGTCAGACATAAGACAGCAGAAAATCTTTCTAATCAACCTAGAATTGTATTAAGTTTTAACATTGGTTACGATGGAAAATACCTTTCATCGAACAATGACTATCTAGTGGATCATAAGGCACACACTAGTGAAATCGATCTGTTACAGAATAAAATTTTAAAATTAGAATTTATTATAGATCATATGCAACGGAGTTTAAAAAATGATTAAAAAACCAAGAAGAATGCATTTGGATGAAAAAATACTTCGCGTTCCTATGAAACTTTATGAGGAGCGAATAGAAATTTGTAAAAGTTGTTATGCCTACGATAATGCTGGAGCAGGTGTTTGTAAAATTATAAATGTTCCCGTTGTGGCTAAATGCGCTTTAAAATCTGGAGCCTGTCCGATGGGATTTTGGTCGTCTAACTATGACAATTAAAATTGGATACTGTCCTTGGTTTGAAAAAAATAATCGAACTACAAATACTGCTATTAACTACTACGGGTGGGCAGATTTGGCCTATTTTGATTTAGAGCCGCTGGATACTTGGGAAGATTCAACGTCAAAATTTCATCAGTGCCCAGCGTTTGTAAAGTACGTAAAAAATACATTTGTATTAAGAAATACAGTAGATTTAGTATTACACTGGGACAAATATAACAAAGTGGTAAGCACAAATTTACCTAAAGATGCGGCCGATGCTTTGGTAAGAACTCATTGGGGAGATTTTGATCCCGACAATGGTCGCCCGATCGTTGCGATCAGTAATAGTTTTGTGTTTGTTGCAGATCAGCCAGTCTATGTTGAATTCTTACCTCCGTTTAATCATATTGATCATTCGTGGAGATTAATTCCCGGAATGTTTAATATCTTTTCGTGGCAACGTCCTGTGGTAACTACCATTGAAATGTTAGCAGACGAAGTTATTCTAAAACGTGGTCAGCCCATGGCGTACATTAGATTTAGATCTGACAATCCAAGTGATAAGTTTATTTTGAAAAAAATAGAACGTACTGAACAATTAGAGCATGCCGTAAACAGTTGTCTCACATTAAAACAATACATGCCAAAATTAAGTTGGAAAATACATAACGCTATTAACAAGTTAAGGCCTAAAAAATGGCTGTAAAGAAAGTAGCAATTCTAGGCGGCGGCACTTCTGGCTGGTTAACAGCAATATTTTTTAAGAAGGTCTGGCCGGAATTAGAAATCACTGTTATAGAAGATCCTAAATCTCCGCCTATCATTGCAGGGGAAAGTTGTACTGCGCCGTTTGTTGATCTCATTGATTTTCTTGATATAGATACCAACGACTGGATTAAAAAAACAGATGCATTTCCAAAACTTGGCGGGAAGTTTGTCGATTGGGGTCCGAACAAATCTACGTTTACGCAACCTCTGTTTTCTTCTTATAGAAATCGATGGGATTACACTAATATAGAATTTGGTGAAGACAACGTGTTATTAAAAGGAATGTTAGCATTGGGCATTCCTCTTAAAGACATAACAGTGTCAGGTCATCTACTAGATAAAAAAATGACACCGTTTACTAAAAACGGACATGTAGTTAGACCAATGTATCATTTTGATAGTAGAAAAAATGCCGAGTACTTTAAAAAGATAGGACTAGACTCAGATATCAACGTAATATTATCAAAATATAAATCCTGTACAAAAAATAATCAAGGAATAGAAACCCTTATTTTAGAAGACCGTGAATTCAGTGCAGATTTTTATATCGACTGTAGTGGATTTAATCAATTAATATTAAAAAAAGAATTAAATGCAAAATTTACTGATTTTTCTAAATTCTTTACGGCCACAGGAGTAATTGCATGGTGGGATCAAACAGAATTAAAACCTTATAGTAATATGATAGCCATGGATTACGGCTGGCGATTTAATATCGATTTACAATCGCGGAGCGGTAATGGGTACATATATGACACAAGTTTGTTATCCGCAGATCAAGCCAAGGACGAAGTAGAAAGAAAATTTGGAAAAACAGTTGACCTTGTGGCAAATGCCAAATGGGCTCCTGAAATGGCCTTACATCCATGGCAACAAAATGTAATTGCAATTGGGTTGAGTAATGGATTTTTAGAGCCGCTAGGATCGGGCGGCCACACCATGATTGCAATGATGCTTAGATTATTATCTGAATGTTGGAGCCCTTGTATAGAAACTCAAGAGCTTGCTAGGAAAAGATTTAACACAGAATATGAAAACATTGTCGAGGATACCGTAGACTTCATTGCATTGCATTATAGAAACGGAAGAGCCGATACTGAGTTTTGGAAGCGACATTTGTCATCGGAGTCTATACCGGATTCGCTTCAAAGCAAATTAGAACATTATAAATTTGGAAATTTATATGATACCGGGTCTGCTTACTCTATAGAAAATTACTGTGTTGTTGCACAAGCCTACAATTTGATCGATAAAGAACTATTGGCCAACACACTCCGTCATAAAAATAATAATATGTTAGAAAAAATTACACAAGAATACACCCAACTGACAGCCGAAATAGGATATATATCTAAAAATTGTATGTCTACATCTGAATGGAAAAAAATATATGATTAATAAATTAGTAATTCTAGGTGGCGGAACTAGCGGATTAGTTAATGCTATAATATTAAAATCCATTTATCAAAAACTTGATATCACTATAGTCAAATCTTCAGATATTGGTATCGTTGGTGTGGGTGAAGGTTCAACTGAGCACTGGGCCCGATTCATGCAAGTTGCCGGCCTGTCAATTCACGACCTATTAAAAGAAACAGACGCAACATTTAAATCTGGTATAAAATTTATCAATTGGAACGGGGACAATGATTATTATTTTCACAGTGTTCACAGTCAATTTTTAAGGGAAAGTTACACTGGTCCTAACAACATATACCTAAGTATGATTGCAGAGGGAAAGACTCATCACGATATTATTCCCGATAACATTCATAATTCAGTTCATTACGAACCTTTAGAAGGAACAGTTAATCAATTCCATTTCAACACTATGAAACTTAATGATTATCTCATTAAACAATGCTTAATTAGAGATATAAAAATTATCGACGACACTATAGACGATGTTGTTTTAGATAATACTGGTCATGTTTCAAAACTTGTGGGCAAGTTAGGCGAATACTCGGCAGATTTTTTTATCGATTGTAGTGGATTCAAACGTGTTATTTCTTCTAAACTAGGCGCAAAGTGGGTAGACTGTTCAGACTACCTGCCAATGAATTCAGCATTTGCATTTCCCACAGAAAACATGGAAGATATACCATCGCATACTCTTAGTACTGCAATGAGTTCAGGATGGATGTGGAGAATTCCAACTGTTGAACGATTTGGAAATGGCTATGTGTATTGTGATAAATTTATAACCGATGAGCAGGCTATTGCAGAAGCACAATCGGTATTTTCTTCTCCCATCAACATTGCTAAAACATTTAAATTTACAGCGGGTTACGTAGATAAGTTCTGGATTAAAAATTGTGTGTCTGTTGGGCTAGTGGGAAGTTTTGTTGAACCGCTGGAAGCAAGTAGTATCGGAACTTCCATTCAGCAGGCATTTGGTATTGCTAATTCTTTAATAAATTATGAACGCGGTAATCAGTCGTTAATCAACAAATACAACGATGATTTTGAAAATGTGGCTAAAAATATCATCGATTTTGTTCAACTACATTATATAACTAACAGAAACGATTCTGAGTTTTGGAAATATTGTAAAAATTTAAAATTAACTGAATTTAATCAACAAACGTTAGAGCATTTTAAAAAATCTGGGCCGAATACAACTTTCTTTACTAAGCCTTATCTATTGTTTAGAGAAGTAAACTGGTTGTTAGTCATGCATGGGTTGAAAATGCTGGACATAGAGAGTATAAAAAATATGATGTCGCAACAAAATAACGACATCCAATTTTCAACAACCGAACTTCAAAAAGATTTCAAAGAATTCGTCCAAAAACAAAATATGATTCCGCACAGAGAATGTTTAAATTTATTAAAATCTAGAAATTCTGTGCATGTTATCAGCATGGAATAACTATTTCAGGAACTGTGTCCGTTAACACTACCGTGTGATAATTACATATATCTACTTAGGAGACATATGAGTATCGTAAACAAGATAGTGATAGTTGGCGGGGGTAGTGCTGGTTGGATGAGCGCAGCCACTCTGATTAAACATTTTCCAAATAAAGAAATTTATGTTATAGAAAGCCCTAATGTGCCTACGGTTGGAGTAGGTGAAAGCACCATTGGTCAAATAAATGAATGGCTTCACGACCTCGACATCAAAGACGATGACTGGATGAAACAATGCGATGCCAGTTATAAAATGAGCATCAAGTTTACCAATTTTTATAAAGAAGGGGCAGGTGCCTTCCACTATCCATTTGGTCTTCCTATATTTGATAACAAATTTTTCCCCTACGGAGTCAATGACTGGTATGTAAGGAAATCTTTTTATCCCGAAATACCAGTTTCTAATTTTGCGGACACATATTTTCCCGCAATGACATTGATTAATAAAAACAAAATCACTGACAATAAAAATGATGAAATACCAGGTTGGAATTTTGACAGAGATGTGGCCTACCATTTCGATGCGGCAAAGTTTGGTGCTTGGTTGAGAGATTCCTATTCTGTTCCTAAAGGGGTAAAACATATACCCGCCGAAGTAACATCCGTACAAACAAACAGTGAAGGCGTTGATTATCTTGTGTTAGACAACGGCGATAAAGTTACTGCTGATTTATTTTTAGACTGTACAGGATTTAAATCTATTTTATTAGATAAAACACTCAATGTTCCGTTTGAAAGTTATAGTGATTTACTGCCCAATAATAGTGCGTGGGCTACACGTATCCCATATCAAGACAAAGAAACAGAGTTAGAACCTTTTACTAATTGTACTGCTATAGGTAACGGCTGGGTATGGAATATTCCGCTATGGAGTCGTACTGGAACTGGTTATGTTTACAGCGATGAATACATTTCAGACCAAGATGCATTGGAAGAATTTAAAGAATATTTACAAAAAGAAAGAGAAGTGCCGATTCCAAAATCTGTTATTGACTCTTTGGAATTCAAAAATATCAAAATGCGTGTGGGTATACACAAAGAAATTTATCACAAAAATGTCTGCGGTATTGGTTTAGCCGCAGGATTTATCGAACCGTTAGAATCTAATGGCTTGTATACTGTTCACGAATTTTTATTAAAATTAGTTGCAATACTTAATAGAAACTCTGTGAGTCAATTTGATAAAACTGCATTTAATGAAGGATGTAGAGGAGATTTTAGAGCCTTTGCTGAATTTGTAGCCTTGCACTATGCCATGAGTCATAGAGATCAAACTCCTTATTGGCAGGCTGTGCAACGTCGTGTATTTCCAAAAACTATGCAGTTAGGTGTATATGCCACATACGGAATCGATAGTCTAATACATAGAAAGTTTGTAAGCCATATATATGACACAGACATGGGCGGCACACTGATGATAGCCACAGGCATGAACCTGTTTCCGTTTGACAGCAGTCTATTAAAAAGAACGCTGTTTAGAAATGCCAATACAGAATACCTAACATACTTACGGGATGTTTGTTGGCATAAATGGGATGACGACTTAGCTCAGAGAAATGAATTTGCGGATTCTGCCTCAACACTATATCAGTTTTTAAAACAAAAATACGATTAATGTCAAGTATCGAACCCATAAATCTCTGGCCTAGTTTAATACATAAGTCTACGTATCCTGGAGATTTAACAAAAATTTCTAGTAAATTTTTACCGTACTTCAATGAACATTCGAATCATAATTTAGAAAAAAACGGTGGTAAGTCTACATATGGTACTGCAAATAATTTGATTAATGATCCTGAGTGTAGTGAACTAAAAGAGTGGTTGATCCGACAGAGTAAACTAGTGTGGGATTTATCTAATTTTGCTGATCGCCCAAGGCGTGTGCATAGAAGTTGGGTAAACTTACACCCACCTGGTGCATGGACAGATGAACACGACCATGCCATGTGTCATCAGAATATTGTTATCTATCTGAAACAACCCAAATTGGGCGGGAATATAATGTTTAAAGATCCGTTACAATATACATTTTCTGGATTTCCAAAAAATAATAAAAATGATTGGACTGTTTTAGAAGTTAAACAAAACGATGTAATCTTTTTTCCTGGATTTTTACATCACAAAACAGAAATAAATTCCAGTCAAGAAGATCGAATGGTTATGACTCTAACAGTATCTGTGGACATATTTGCCAATGAGTAATTATAATATAACATTTAGTTGTCCCGACTGGGCTATTAGAAAATATGCGCCAGTTAGGCCGGCCGCAGAGTATACATCAAACGAACTTTTAAATTTACCCGTGGGAGAAATTTGTCCTTTTGATTTTACTAAATCTGCTAGTCAGTTGACAATTAGACAATGTTCGGCTGTTTCAAATTATACAAAAGCAGGATATATTATTCCAGCATGGTGCGATATGCGAATTACATTTGTTGATAATCAGATGCAAGTGGTAATGAGTAACAGTGATTATGGTTACGAAATACACTCGTCGCCGCAAATTGGAGAAGTAGTTGGAGATCAATTTAAGCCACGATTATCCTTAAAGTTAAATAGTCCTTGGAGTATTTTTACAGAAGAAGGATACGGAGTAATGTGGTTGCCTTATTTTTATCAGAACAAAAATTATCAAGCATTGCCTGCGGTAGTAGACACAGATTTAGTTGTTAATAGAAATCCTATCAATTTAATGTTTTTTGAACAAAC